GTGTCTCCGGTGGGGTGGTCTCGGAACCCCCACTCTGGCAGGTGCCAGTCCCTGGCCACACCTGGTGGTGGCCGTCACCAGACGTCACTTACCAATAGGGGGTGGTGCCAGTACGTCTAGCATGCACAACGCACCTGGTGTGATATATCTAACACGCCAGGCACTCGCCAAAGGCTACACCCCGCATACCCAGTCTACCGATGCGTCTTCGGTGCTCTCCTCAACTCGGCGGTGGGTAGGGCGTCCTCCCCCGAGGTTCGGTGCCGTGCACCTGTAAATCGAAGCTGCTCCCTAACGCAGCGCCTTAGTCTACTGTACACCAGGTTGATGCTCGCGCTTTTGGCTAATAACACAAACGTGGAGGATAAAGGACCTTCTTTTCGATGTGACAAGCCCCCCATGGGAACGTGTGTCCCATGGTGTCGGATGCCATAACCATCTTCCCGCCGTTAAGGCATGCCATCCAGGGAGACGCCGGTCGTTAAGGGTGTGAGAGGGGATCTGTATGTGGTTCCGGGATGGATGCGTAGGCGGGGAAATGAGAGGCTTGGGCGCTTAGACGCCACCACCCAACATTGAACCCTGCACGGTCTCGTCATCCACCATCCCTTAGCCATCCGGCCCCAAACTACAACCCCTAGAACGCCTGGTGACCAAAAGCCACATGCCTCCGTCGGCACTAGCCTAGCCACCGGGTCAGGTCCGCCCAACGGTTCGTAAGCTTTGGAACGTACCGAGACTAACAAATTGCGGTGTACAGCCGTACCTATCCCTTACAGATAGGCTCTTTATAGTTGATTTATCCTCTTAGGCCCCAACCAACTAGGCAAGCCTGAGACTTGCTGTCGTTCTGGACCGCCCAGGAGTGTAATTTCAACGGGCTGACCGTTAACCAATTAAGCTCTGCTCCTCCACCGACTGCCACTGACGGAACTTTCCCTTGCGAACCCGCGACGCTGTCCCCAGACAGTTGGGTCTCTTCGGTCCAGTATTACCACTGGTCCTCGCCTACTAACCCGAGTTCAGAGCAACCAAAGCCGGCGGACTAATACAACCATGTAGTTGGCTCCATGGCATCGACGGTGCTGACAGAACTTCGGCCCCACTTTGCAGGGATCCACCCCCACCCACAGGTCCACGACGGGTTGATCAATAGGGCTGGTCTAGCTATGGACCTTTAAGGCTTACCTTGCCGCCACTACTGTTTACCAACCTCGAAGAGCTCAGCACCTAGACCGTCCACCACCGAGAGGTCTGTGCCGTGGTTATCTTGCACGACGCTGTCCAGCCATGTGCCCTTCGCAAAAGTGGACACCAAGTTGGACCTTAGACCCCCCAGCAACCGACGCTCCAAGGCGAATTGCTCCTCGATACCGATGCCAAAAGCCAGCTCAAAGGAGTGTCTCGCAGCCACCGTCACAGGTACCCACCCAGGATCAACGACCCCGATTAGGTGACCCTCCAGGAAATAGCTGGGGTCCCTTGGTAACTTATGGTGACCCAGTAGACGCGCCGCCTCTTCGAAGTATGGTCCCAGAACAGGCACACCTCTGTTTACCGCCATTTCGGCTTGCGCCACAGCAAGGCCCAACCTAGGTGCAAACGCCCGGTCGTGATAGTGACGATAGCCACAAAACGCACCGGACAGCACCTTGTAGGGACTCCTAACCATGACATAGCCCAGCGCAGTTAACACAGGCTGACTCTGCCCGAACACCACCTCCTCCAAGACAGTTGTCGGCTTCTCTACAGTCATCTCATGCGCACAGACAGATCTGACCAGATCGTAAAATTTGTCTGGCAACCCAGCCCCGCCGAGTCTCTCTACGAACAACAGGCAGTTGTCGCCGTCCGCTAAGACAGTCCAGCGGAAATCAGCACGGAGAGACTCCATGGCCGCAATGACGTAATTGCCCATCAGGATGGTGTTACCCAACCCTGTGTTGAAATCGCCACTCGCCCTACAGCCCTCCCTTGAATATCTGATCCCACTGGCTGACTTGCCGGACAGTCCCAGCTGCACACGTAATAACATCCGCAGGAAACTATCATTGGGGTAAGCCGCCTTGTATACGGTCTGCTCAGCAACCAATTGTCCCCTGGTCACATGAGCCTCGAAAGCCTTACCGTCCACCTCGAACACCAAACAATCGCCAACAGACGCCATCTTTCTCTGGATAAGGTCAGCCCTCTCCCGGCCGTTGAGTCCCTTACCAGACACCCGTGTCGGTTTGCACAGGTGGCCTATCTTCCACTTACGCCAGAGAGCATGTTCCAAGGGCTTCAGGTAACTAGCGAGCACCAAGTTGTACTTTGGCGAGCGAGGGTTGATCATCCTAGGTTTTGAGATTTTCGCGGTGGGATTAAACTTCTCACCCTTGACAAATGCGGACAATCTCAAATCCATCGGTTCCAACCCCTCGTCCTCCAAACTCAACAAGGCCACCCTGTACCTGCGCCCCAGAGCCCCCTTGTAAGACTCGGCCACCTCCCGATGAGACATCGGCACCAGACCCATTCTCTTGACCAGGACCCGCATTTTCCGGAACTGGGACTTAGCGCAAACATGCGCCAGGTTACGCGGGTCATATTCTGGGTCTGATGGTGTCGGTCCCATCGTGCGCAATGCCATAGCGGCCAACTCATTATGTTGACAATTAGAGTGGACCGCCGGCGACCACACACCCTCCTCCGCCGGCACATAGCACCGGTACATCCGCCTCTTACCCGGGTCGCAGTTGTGAGCAAGCACACCATCAGCCGGCTCCGAGACTCGTGCGTCACTACGTAGCGGGAACTCCGCCTTGCCATAGCACACTCCGAGGCCGGTTTCGGTGATGCAAGCCTAACTAACGACCTGTGGTAAGACTCTGCCCCGAGCCAGTCCACCCACTATGGCTGTGAACAGTCGGTTGCCGTGCCTGTATAGAGTAGAACCTCTACCAGACGCGACCTCCGCAGTCACCGTCGTCGCCATACCCGCTGCCCGCCCGTCCATCATACTGTCCCAAGCCGACAACTCCTGGTATGTTACAAACATAGCCAGTGCGATCGTGCCGGGCAGAACTAGGGCGGTGAGGTCAGTGCTCATACCGAGCTCCTTTGCTGTCTGGACAGCTCTGACCCTCAAGGCCGCTGGCATTTCTCGGTGTCGTTGGCGGAAGACCACATAGGTCATCAACTTAACGTACAACGAGAGCGACGCGGTGAACCTGTTCTTCGAAGCTGACTCGAACTCCAGGACCCAGTCATACACGGCTGGCGTCCCTTCGTCAACGATCAACTCCTCAGCCCACGTGGGAGGGACCCCCTCGGACAGAACGACTCGCTCCGCAGAAAGGAGCTTTCCTCCGGGGAACTTCCTTAGGATGTTCATCCATCGCGCGATCACCCAATCCGAGGTATTACCACCGGGAATAGGAGCTGCGAGATGTTTCTCATCCGCTAAGTAGTTCTTAAGGGCCTGCGTATTGAGGCCCCTCCTTCTGAGGCGGAAACCAAGTGCCGGTTTCCTGTCCGAGCGCCGATCCTCCGAGTTAACGGGACCGACCACGCTGGGATTCGGGCTCGCATCAACCTCCTCGCCTGGGGTTGACACTGATGTAGTGTATTCCGAGGTTCCGCCCACGAACCCGAAATCGCTGCCTGCAACCCTGGGATTGTACAGACCTCGGGCCTCCGCCGTGTCGAAAAGATCCCAAACAGGATCCCAAACACGATGTTGGGGCCTCGCAGGTTCGTACCCCTCCAGGGAGGCAGACCACGAGCTGTAGCCTGGGGCGTCACCACCCCAGACTTGAAGGGCCTGTACCTGTCCAGCTTCCAGGTACCTCGCCCACGAAGAGTCAAAACTCATTCGATTTCATATTGGTGTGGGTCACCACCCCCTCATGACGGAGAGACAACCGGGTACACCGCTTCGAATGGTGGTCGCACCAAGCCCACCAAATCTCAGGTTTGGCTCACATGCGGGGTGGGTCTCTACATCACACCTAGCAATCGCTGGTAGGAAGAGTGCCGCCCCACTACGCATGTTGCCCGGCAGCCAACCGGGTCTTCGCACGAGATCTACGCCAGTCTAACAGTTGCGCACGCGTTGTACAATCTCATGCTTGTCTGGAGGTCTCCACGGTTCTCTCACGTGTGCGTGTCCCATAGGAGTTCCAACTGTTACGACCAGCGTTACCCCATGGAGATGAATTCCTCCCGACCCGAAGTTTCCGGGAACACTGACTGGACTTCTGACTATAACGACCACATGACCGGCTGGGTCGCCCCGCAGAACAAAAGTACCATTCAACAGTCAATGTCGGGTCCTTTCACCCGTGCCACAGGTTTTCCCTGTACCAGATGTCTTTCCATCAGTCAGGCCAAGGCCATCCTGTCTTTCCAGGTGTCTTGTGTCTCTATGTGGTGGACGGTTTGTTGGCCCACAAGCGCTTTCCTAGGCCGCTGCGACTGCGACTAAGTACTGAGTTACGCTGGGAAATCCGAGAC